ACGAATGGCTGTGGATTTAGGCTTGTGAAAGTTGCGACATTGCTAGTCAGCGAAACTTTGACAACTGGAATTGAGTAATGAGTAAGTAGTGGCAGAACTGCCTGTTCTGCTGTGTCAATAATGTCATTGAGTGTTGCATCTGAATATAGGGAGGTCGAAACACCAAGCGTTGATCTCAACTGTGCTGCCGTGATAATTGTTGGCATTTCGAACCTCTCTATACTGCTGAGGGGGAAGTCGGGAGCAACCTCCCCCTCATGATTAGTTTGTGACTATGCAACCATGTAACGGTATGCGCCTGCGCCAAGCTTTGTCGCGACTGCGCCATAGCCGTAGTAGCCAACTTGAACCTGACCTGTTGAGATTACATTGGTCTGTAGTGATAGGCGTGGTGACTCGTACCATGTGTAAGCATCTGGATTAACGATAATCATTGAGTTATCGCCTACACCAGATAGGTTACGAGCTACGCGAAGGTTTAATCCAAGAAGATTTCCGCGAACTGCTGTTGCAGTTAGGTTTCCACCTGCGTTTTGAGGATTGATTGTCTGTGTAAAGATTGGACGGTTTGATGAATCCACCAAGCCCATTAGTACGCCCCACTGATCTGGAGACACGATGATATTCTGTGCGAATCCAAGAGTGTTTGTGTAGATTGAAACTGCTGCATCTGCAACAAAGTCAGCAGCTAGTGCGCCTGTTGTCAATGTGCGGTTTCCACCATCTGTTCCACCTGCGATAAGAGCAGTAGCGACAGCAGCATCTGTTGATTTCGCGTATGCATATTCCATTTGACGTACAAGCTCAGCAAAGAATGCTGGAGATGAACGATCAAGTAGCTCAAGGCTGAATGTTTGCTGGCCAATAAACTTTTGTACGCTAACTGAAACGAACGCTGCGTTTTGGTCTGTCTCGGATGGTGTTCCACCTTCAGCTGCAATAGCAACTGTCGGAGCAACTGTAATCTTAGGAATCTCGAAAGTCATTCCTGCATCTGGCAAAGCGCCGCGTGATACTGAATCAATGACTGGACGATCTGCATTTGAGATGCCGTTAATGACCTCTGTTAATTGACGAGTTGGTACTAGACCAGCGTTGTCTGTGACATCTGCCGCTGCTGCGACATACATCTTTGATGTGTCATCGCCTAGTGAGGCGCGCACTGAGTGCTCGAGATAAGAAGCCTTATCCACGATTGGGTTACGAACAGTTATTGAAGTATATGGTGCTGTTGCAGCTTTAACTTCAACCTTTGCAGCCTCTACCGTTTCTGCGGCAGGAGCAACTTCTGGAACGGTAGTGTCTGACACTTGTTCTCCTTCTGTGGTTGTTGATTTTTCATCCTGAACATCGAGTTCAGAAACTTTGTTTTCTTCAGCAGCTACTTTTTGTACTTCAGCTCCTGGTATTGCGCCGTCTGTTACTAGGCTGACTTCTATAAGCTTTGATGCGCTAATAGCCATAACGCCGCCTTTGTTATCCCATGATTCAACATCTACGCCCACGCTAAAATCGGAGCGAAGTCCTGTTGCGGCCTCTTCTAGAGCATCATTGCCTGCTGTTGTCTTAGCAATTTTGAATGATGCTGTTATGCCTGTGTCATCTTGTGACCACTCCATAAGCTTGCCTAAAGGTCTTGTCTGATCATGCTGTAGAACTAATTTAGTGTTTTTGGAGAACTCGATTGAGTTAGGTTCGAACATTGTGCGACCTGCTGAAGTGTTACCTTCAGAGTTCCATTGCACGATGCGACCAGCAATGATTCGAGACTCTGCATCTGCTGCTGTAAGCGTTACTGGCATTGTTATCTTCATTAGTTGTTCTCCTTGTTATCAATTAAATCTTCTTCTTCTTGAATCTGCTCAATACTCATTGCGCCAATTCGATTAAGGATTTCATAGACTTGTGCGCGTTGTAATGGGTCTCCACGCAAGAAATTATCTAACGAGAAGCGAACTTCTGTAGTACTAGAGACGAAATCTGCCATGCTTAGTCTTTGTTCAATTACAGTTAAGACATATTTCATAGAAAAATCAATAAGGGCTTTACGCTCCGAAATAGCGTTGCTATAAGTCATGCTTGTTGTCTCAGCACTCACAAAGTAGGCAGGAAGATTACAGGCGCGGGCTAATTCGAGCGCGACATACTGACGAGCTTCATTAAGCTGTAACTTTGCGGGGTCGATGCCCAGCGCCTGTAACTCTACATCTGCGTTTAAGAATGCAGTTGATTTATTTAGTCGCGCAGTCCTCCATGATTCAAGAAGTTTAGTAATGCGCTCTGCTGGAAGGTTTGTGCCGTTTGACTTTAATACTTGTAGTGGTACTGGCTCCTTAGCGAAAGTTTCGGCTGCTTGTTCCAAAGCATGAGCTGCGCGAATAGTGCGACCTGCTCTGTTAAGTAGTCCTTCATCTAATCCGTAAAATACAACAAGGGAACCTACACCTTGATTCGGTACAATGCTTCCATCAACTTGATAGCCAATAATTTCTGTTTGTAAATTGTTTAATTTAGGAGTAACACGATCTGGTGCAATGCGAGTCCATGCACGAACTCTTCCTGTGTCACCGTACTGCTCTAAGACCTGACCATAAGCAACACCCGATAGCCAGATGTCCTCAGCAAGCCAAGCATAGATAGCAGAGCCTGGAACTCTTGGATCAGGTTGATTAATTACTGAAGGTGCTGGTACATGTGAGCCGTTAAGCTTTGAATAAACTTCTATTGGTAATCCTGCAAGAGTTGAACAGATAATGTTACGAGCGCGAGCCACTGTTGGTATCGCCATCGCTTGTGCGCGTGTAGCAGTAGATGGCGTAAATGTAAATGGGTTGAATGAAGCTGTGTTATTGAATGGCGCAGGAGTCGATGCTGCATCAACTGTTATCTGACCAGGAGCAGATTTTGGCAATAAAAACTCTTTGATTCCCATTGGACATATTATACACTATATGCCTACTTTTTAGACACTATCCTATCTGAATGTCAACTTCTGTCTCTGCGCGTGTTGCAAAGTGAGTAACCATTGCAGCAGCTACTGCTCCACAGATTATGCCCGATGCTTTTCGACCCATGACCCACCCGCCGTCTCCTCTTTGGAGTTTAACTGCCGATAGGACTTGCTTATCTAACTCCTCTTGCCCCTCGTGCATGATCCGAGCGCTAGAGACTGCCGAGACGAACTCATCGCAACATTGCTGGTAATCCTGAGCGTTAATCTCGTAAATTGGAATGCCTGCTGGAGCCAGACGAGCTGCAACTGCCCCAGCCGTTGATTTAGAGTAGGCCACATAATTAACAGGGAACTTGCGCACCCAAGGAGCGATGTCATTGGCCATCTGCTTATCATCAATAGACACAGGGTTAAACCAAGTCTGCAACAAGGCCACCATAAAGCGATCTCCATCGATTCTCTGACCTGCCACAAGGCTTGCATGCTTTCTGTCAGGACTCAAATCAATAGCCATCCATGTGTCCTTCTCTCTGTCAAGTTTGAAGGAATCATCCTTGCATTTCTTCCATTCTGCCTCTGAGATAACTGGATTTATCATTGAGACAAATTGACAAAGGATTTCAGTTCTAAATATATCTTCACGATCTGATAATGAGTCCTTGATATTATCTTCATGAACTGTGTGGCCTAAAGAGGGGTTGCTTTGATACCAGGCTTCCTTATCATCAATAGCGGCTCCAGGTTCTGCCGACCATTCGAACCAGCCAATAGAATCATGGGCTCCACTAGCCGCAGCTAGTCCGCGTTCTCTAAACTTTAGCAATAACACTGATCCAGCATGACCAGCATTGGAATAGAAGTAGGCTTGCGGATTTTTATTACTCATCTGAGTAAATCGCATAGATGACCAGACTTCTTCTGTGTCGAACTCACGCAATTCATCAATGTGAATTACATCTGGAGCTGCAATACCACGAGCAGCAGAGTTACCTGCTCTGATTAAGTAGCGAGCACCATTCTTAAACCTAATCTCCTGACTTCCCTTTGACTCATACTTCTTTAGGAATCCTTCTTGCAGGATATGTGAGTCATCAATCATCTGACCTACCTTAAAGAAGATTTCAGATGATGTGGTTAGTTTGTGAGCTGTTGCTAGGTGCATCTTCTCGCCTAGTTTGTAAATACCGAATAAGATTCTTAGTGCCATGAATGTAGATTTACCTTGTTGGCGAGGCAGCATGATCCCCACAAGCGGATGAGCCCACCTAGAATCGGCTTTGTATTTCAAGCTCTCAATAGCCAGCAGTTCTTGCCAAGGTAATAGCGGGAACCCAATCTCTTTGCAGAAGTCAATCATCTCCTGCCCTCTAGAAGGTAAATCAAGGCTTGGAGACATGATTCTAGGAGTCTGTGAGCCATAGCGAGGTTCTGTTACCCCTACCTCAGCCGATGTGAGCCCGATAGAGCCGATTTCAGCCGTCATAGGTCATTCTCATCGGATTCAATCTGATAATGGCTGGATGACTCGTTTTTAGGGTAAAAAGAACT